CTGCGTCGCATGAAATGCCTTATCTGCGACCTGCCGGTTGCCAGGTCTGTTGACTAAAACTACTGACTTTCCGTTATTCGTGGACTTCTCCACGGAGCTAGTGCTAGCTTCTCAATTGACATCGTTTTCAGTCCGATGTCTCGTTTGGGGGGTGGAGAGCCACCGCGTTTCTGACATGCGCGGTGGCTCTCGCCTTTTCAGAGACTGTTTATGGTCGCTAGTCCCGTAATGAATAAGAACACAGACCCGGTTGGCTTCGCACCCATTACATTCCCCAACGGCATCGTTACATTACGCTCCGCTTCATTACACTTAGCCTCCGGGGAAGTAATGATGTGACTACGCCTCTACTCCAGAGTCCCGTAGCTACACGTAGCTACAAGATCCAAGAAGACGGGGCTGGCGGCGCGCCATCTTCTATTGACGGTGGCGGATGACTCGAGTCGCGCCGTCGGAGTTTTTCCACAGGGCCCGGCAGCGGCGGTTTGTTTTTTCTTTGCCCCGGGGTGGTGAAGTCAGTTTTCAAAAGTCAGAAATTTTACGGGGAAAACGAGTTTTTTGAAGTCCTTATTCTGTAAGGGTTTCAGCACGCATCTGGGCAACCAAAAGTCGCCAAAAAGGTAACCACCTACCTCAGCGCATCCAGGGCCGGCGGAATAAAGATAAAACATGCGGGGCTACTGGGTGTATTGCCCGCAATACGCCATCTGGCTTGTATTTTTTGCGATACACACGTGTACATGCGGGCATTTTTTTCCTAGCTCCAGGGTTGTTTTTTTATTTTTACAAAGTAGTATTGCCGGTAGCTACACGCATTCGCGGCGGAGCTCTGCCCAAAATTCAATTTCCGGGCCCCAGTTTGAGCAAAAATTGCGATCACTTCACCAGGCGCAGTAGCTGCAATCTAAATTTTTAGATCCAGGTCAGCTCCTCGAGCGCAAAGAGTAAGTTTTCTCGCAGAATTAAACAGCCTGGGCCAGAGCCCCGTTCCTCCGTCCGGGGGCGGACGGGACTGTCGCGCTGTCTTCTTCTTTTGACGGTGGCGGATGATGGCCAGTCGAGATTGTTTGTCTTTTTCTTCAGCTGCCGGCCGGGCTTGCGATCTAATCATCTGGGCCAGTCGAGATATTATTCAATAGAGTTGCATTATTGGATAGCTTCGTATATGATCTTGCGCATGCGTAACAAGATCAAAACTCTCACCGACCCGGATACGGGCGATCAATATTTTCAGCTGGCCGTTGACGGATTCATTTTCACCTGGCATGGCGGCCCATACGTAGATATTGCGATTGGGGATGTTCCCGACCAGGCTTTTGACTGTGTAAATGTTTGGGATTATGAAACAAGCGAGCCGACGATCACGGTTGAAGGCCTTTTCTCCGTTGCTCACGAGTGGATGACAGACAACTTGCCTGACTGGCGTGATACTGGCGCACTTCATGATCACATCGCGTACTACTCAAATTTCTCTACCAATAAATAGAAAGGAAATAAAAATGACCACTCTCTTCGGGGATCATCTAGGCCTTTGGCAGTCGGAGGTATCAAACGACTGCACCTGCGTTAAGTACGACACGATCAAAGAAGAGTTCACCGATGAGCCGGCCGATGATTGCTACGGCGATTGCTGGGAGTTCGTCGTTGAATTGTTCAGCGAAGATACCAAGTCACTCCGTGAGTCAAATGAGACTGGATGGTGGCATGTCAAGGATCTCAACCTTTGGAATCGTACCGTTAGCGGTTATTTCCACGCCGAGAAGGTAGTTGACATTCTCCGTGGCATGACAGTTGACTCAAGCTGGACGTTGCGCTACAACGTGCACGCTGATCATGTTGCCTACTCGCTCAGTCACCACGACAGCATGGGTGGAGCCTCGCAGCTTTGGCCAGTTAGCGAAGACGAGGCAGAACGCTTGGGCCTTTAATGGGTACCGTTTTCTTGGTACTTGTGCTTGCTTTTCTCCTGGCCGGCTGACAGTCAAACAACCGATTAAGCCCTAGCGCCTAAAACAAGCTCTCAGCTTGGGTGCTAGGGCTTTTTCGCATGCTCAGACATACAGTGTGCGCATACTCAAAGAGTTCTTCAGTGTAGGCCACGGTTGTGGAGCCGTACTTTTGCCAACCCTTTACATGCCGGCTGATGCCTGGCGTATCTTTATTCAGCTCAATGCCGCACACTTTGCACGCAAACAACGCCATTGCGACAGTCTAGCGCTAGAGTCCCGCCAAGTCTACCCCTCACCGAGAGAATCGCCCTGGGTTAGCTAAGTCTAAAAACTCAGGCCCAACCTCCGAAGCCCCGCTGGCCATAAAGCAGCAGGACAGCGGGCAACGGGGCTAAGGACTTCCACCTCCTTTACGGTGGTGGATGATCCTTTTTTATACGACCGGGAGGGGGACGATCATTTGATGCAGCTTGTTTTCCTCTTGCAGCTTCATCCCGATCATCGCGACAGCACGGAAAACCGTGTCGTCGTCTGTTTCCCACTCCGAGACATTCATCTGACCGCTCACGAGATCGCGAAGACAGTCCACGATGGCATCCGCGCCGGTGGTTCCAAGTCCAAAATATCCTTCAAGAATAAGTTCAGCGACCTCAATCACTTCTTTTTCTTGATCGTCGGAGTAAAACTTCATTTCCATTAGTACCAGCAATCCAATCCGCCACACTCAGCTGCCGCCCAGCGGAGATACCACTCAGCGTAGCGGAGGCCATTCAGGACGTCGGCCTTATCTTCGGCAAACTCTTTGTCGGCATCTGCGGCAATGTCTTCATTTTCATAAGAGGCCGTAACGACCTTGATGAAGTCGGCCAGCTGGGTACAGGACTCGGCTGACTTGTGGCTTGCATCATCATTATCGCCGTAGAAGGTGAACTCGTCATCCATGCTGTTGTGCGAGGCCTCGGCCAAGATCGCGTTGCCGTATTTACCGCGATACCAGCAGTCCGTACCAAACATCCCATAAACGCGACCCTCAGTAATCCCGGACTTGGCGAAAGCGTTTTGATACGGGCAACCGCCAGCTTCTTGTGTTTCTTCGCACTTGATCGTCATCATTGGCTGACCGTCTTCGTCAAGCAATGCTTCGCCAGTCTTTTGGCTTACACGTTGTTCCATGATCGCCGTACCCTGTGTCTTGCACGGGTACTCGTGTGGCATATTGTCCAATCCCATTTTTGTTCCTTTCTGTTGGGAGTCTCAGTATATGACTAATAAAAAAGAAATGCAATAGTTTGACAAAGCATTTTTTGGTCGCTATCATCTACCCTGTTCACAACAAGGAAGGAATAATATGAAAACATTGGACTTGGCCCTCAAGGCCTCTGACCACTTCGGGCAAGCAACGCTTGATCCTGAAAAGAAACTGCCCGAGGCAATCATTTTCGGGGTTGATGATGAAGGCATCTCCGTTCTCAGCTCGGCTATGGACATTTACCACGCCATTGAGCAAGCGCATGAATCGCCCGCCGTGAAGAACGGCTACGCGGCTGTAGGCGCATTGACGTCGGGATGGGCTTCTCCGATCCAGGAAGGCGAAGATGAGCCTTCTACGCCACCGAGCGAACACCCTGAACGTTGTCGCGTGACGCTGATTACAGTCTTCACCCGCCAAACGTCGGCTTCTGTGATCCATTTCGCTGATGGCTCGCATTTCACCGATGAAGGCGAAGGCCGTGGCGCACTCGCGAACCAAATGAGCGATCTCGCTCACAGTCTCTGCGCATAAAAAAACCACCCCAAAGGGGCGTCTGGCGGATCAGTTCCGTCGGACGCCCCTTTTTTGTTGCCCAGGATTATGCAGCTACACGAAGAAGCACTCCGGAGCCCCGTTGGCGGTGTTCTTCTTTTTTTACGGTGGCGGATGATCTTCTTTTTTTCCCGGCCGGCAGATCTCTGCAGTTAAATATTTATTATTGACACGGGTTGACATTTTCTATTTAAGCTGCTTTGATGTTCTTATGTCTACTAACAACAACCTCAACGATGACATGTCGCTGTTAATTCATGTCATTCAAGAAAGCCTCAACAAAGTTCTCGTGGGGAGGCGCATTCGCCTTACTTCAACGACTGATAAATTCACGAAGCTCTTGCCGGGAGCAGAAGGAACAATCAATCTCATTGATGATCATGGCACTGTTCATGTCACTTGGGATGACGGTTCAAGCCTTGGCCTCGTCCCTGAAGAAGATTCTTGGGAAATTATCTCTTAGGGGTTGACTTTCTATTTAGTCGCATGTAAATTGAGCTATGACATAGGAGGTTGTCGTGCTACTAAGTTAAGGGGTGCCAGTTCATCCCGCACCAAAAACCACATTCGTGGGATCGGAACTGGACGATCCCACACTCAAATCACTTACTAAGGAGGAATAAAATGAAAGCAAGCGCAGGACAAATGAGCAAGGCGGTTTCCGACTATCTCGCAGCTCGCGAGGCAAAGTCTGAAGCTGAAGACGCTCTCAAAAAGGCAGAGAACGCAATGCGTCTCGCAATGGCAAACGGAATGACTACTTCCGTTGTTGTTGACGGCGTCAAGGTTTCTATCGTTGAAGGACGTCGTCCGTCATACGACATTGAGAAGCTGAAGCAAATGGTTAAGCCAAACCTCTTCAAGACACTTATCAAGAGTGTCGTGGATGGAGAGAAGTTCAAGGCGGCCGTGAAGCTTGGGTCTCTGCCGACAGACATTGCGGAAGCATGCACGGATTACAGCGATTACTCGCAGATCCGTGTTGCGCAGGCTGTGGAGGCCTCGCAGACGACTTCCGTCACCGCCGTTGCCTAGTCATTAAACTAGGTACGGCGCTCTGTGCGCGGGGACTCCACCTCCTTGCCCTGCTGCACGACGCTAGCCAGCGTCTCGGTTTCCTTTCTGACCGAGGCGCTGGCTTTTTTTATTGCTGTCGTTTACCGATTCGCGTCATCCCAAAGATAATCAAGAAGCAGTACGAAAGTATTCCGCACTTCCACCACGGAATCATCCAGCTGATCACGCCCTCTGATTCAAGAACCCAAAATGTCAGCCAAAGTGAAGCTGTTAAAAACAACGATCCCCAAACGAACGTAAAAAACGCTGTCCAGGTTCTTATTTGCTGCTCGTCAGTTTCTTCTTCCTGTGGCCAATTGCTTCGGCTGAACTCTCTAGGCATTTATTTTTGACCTCTTCACGATCTGATGAACTCTCTGGCGCGACAGATTATGTTGTTCAGCAATCTGTTCAAGCTTCAATCCTGATTCGCGCGCCTGAACAATTTCCTGATCGCGCTTCGGAGAAACTTTTCTTCCCGGCTTAAGCGGGCCCCAGTTCCATCCAGGAAAAGATTCAAGCTGAGTAATTCTGTGAGGCATAAGATCGCCCCTGTGGTAGGCAGCTCGAGTAGCGCAAACCCATGGCCCCAAGCTCACAACAGTCCCGTCAACTTCAATCTTTGCAGTTGCCGGCACGAGAGCTGTTCCATTTAGCTTTACGTACTCCTCGAGGGCTCGGACTTTGTTGTCCCATCTTTTTGTAATGTTCATGAGTAGGACTTTACTACAGCTAACGGGGCTACCAGGCATACATCGCGTATAGCTGCAGCTGTGCGTCCGAAGCCCCGCTGAGATGCGTCTTTTTTATGACGGTGGCGGATGAGCTGCCGGCGGATTCTTTTTTGTTTGCCCGGCCATGGCCACTCGAAGTAATTTAGCCTTTTAGGTAGTTGCTTTTTTCTTGATGGCTGTTTAGAATACGCATACCTAATCAAGGAGGAATAATGACCCGTAAGGACTACAAACGTTTGGCGGAGGAGCTGGCAATCACTCTTCGCAACCTGGATGGTTGCATCGCATCAAAGGGAGATGGCGAGAGCGACCAACGCACAGCTTTTCAAATCGCTGTTGAATGCATGTGCGACGCAATGAAGCGTGACAATCCACGTTTTGATCGCAGTAAGTTTCTCGAGGCGGTGGGTATCTGATGGAGTGCCAAGGTTTTTACGGGCCATGTAGCGATGAAGTTGTTTACGCTTCCTACCTCATGCCTGATCTTTCGGACGCCGGGTGCTGCTGGCTTTGTTCCAACTGCATCCAGATTCTCAAGAACTCTGGTGCTGAAATTTTTGGAGTAAAGGGCAATGATGATGACTGACTGCCAAGGTCTCGGTACCCCCTGTAGCGGCGAAGGCTTCTACAGGGTTTTTTTTACTCCCGACATGACCCTCTCTGGGGAAGGTTGGTTTTGCTTTAGTTGTGCCAAGACACTTGTCGGAATGGGCGCAAAAGTTATTGACATGAAGGAAGGTCTGTAGCTTGCAAAGACTTTCTCGCTCGAGCAGATGATTGATAGAATTCCAACAATGAGTTATTTTACTTACGAAGAAGCGTGCGCACTCGGCAAAGAGGATTGGGCAAAAGCATCAAAACAGTACGGGAGTGTATTTTCCATTCCCAAAGATGTTAAAGAAAGAATCGCTGAGCGCGATCGCGCACGTATGTGTGCAATTACAAATCCTTCTCTTTCCGTCAAGGAGCTTGTCTCTTATTACTCGATTGATGCCAAAGTTGCGGCAGACATCTTTGGATTTGTCCAGGTAGAGCCAGATAAGAAAGTTCGTCGTTCTGACAAGTACGGGACTATCTACTCTTGGTGTCAAGAAAATGTTTTTGCCCAGGTGACAGCTGCTGAGATCGCGGAGCTCGGAGAAATTTCTTATCCGACGGCCCTCAAACTGATCGCGGACAGGCCAGATCTCTTTCGTAAAATCAAGCGTGGCCTCTATGAGGTTCGCGATCCAAAAGCTGACCGGGAAGCAGAAAAAAATAGCTAGATAGGTTGACAGTCATGCGGTTAGTGGCTATATTGAGGCCACCTATTAACCACTACGCCTAGGAGGCAAAAGTGTCAACCACAGATATCCGTGCGGCTCACGTATATAAGCCAGAGGTAAGTTTCCGTACCTACTACCACGAAAGCGATACGGTGGAGAAGGGCACGCCCTGGTTCCACACCATTCAGATCAAGTGGAATAGCGAAAAAGATGGATCGTATGCATCTGGTTCATCTATCACCTTCACCTTCCACGACATCAGCGAAGTTTGGGATTTCGCAGGCAAGATGGCCGAGGCCAACACTCAGATTGTTGACTGCGTCATGCAGGAGCACAAGGAATTTGCTGAGTCGCGCATCAAGCAGACTGCTGGGGTGAAGTGATGGGTTACTACGTTCGTACCGAAGGATCAGAATTCTTCATCAAGAAAGAAGACTTTGCATCTTGCTACAGGGCGATGTGCAAGCTTAACGATTACGACCATCTGAAGCGCGGTGGCGGCTGGGGCAATGACATCAGCTCTGACGATCCTCGGCCTGAGGGTATGGATCACCATCCTGCGCGTTGGTTCTCCTGGATGGATGCGAACTATCCAGAGACTATTGCAACATTTCACCAAATGTTGGTTGAGCTCGGGTTTGATCCAACTTATGACGACGAGGGCAATCTGATTGACCTCGTTTACAACAACAAGCAGGGACAGGAAGACCTTTTCTTCTGCGCCATCTCGCCTTGGGTTAAAGACGAATCATGGATTGAGTGGCGCGGTGAAGATACAGACATCTTCCGCTGGTATTTCGCTGCTGGCCAAATGCGTTACCAGGGCGTGCAGCTCAAATGGGTTGACCTTGAATGGGGGAAACTCGCTAAAGCTCTTAGCACCACGCAGCTTGTTGAATGTTGGTCCGCAGGCCAGGCGTGAAAAACCTGACACGCACCGAAGTTGAAAAGCTCGTAGGACGCGAAGTTCTCGTCACGATGAAAAGTGGCGAGAACTTTCGTGCTTTATTTAGCGGTAAGTCTCTTGACATACAAGACCTGACGCACGGCGTTTTCCGCAACCCACGCATGCGTCATCCTTTTAAAATTGACACTCGAGATGCGGACTGGGTGTCATTTCCTTACATCATGATTCGCCAGATCATTGCCGACGACGCAGTAGAAAGTAACTAACATGACAATTACAACACTTGCCTTCATAATCTTTCTCGGAGGAGTTCTTGGGTCGCGATGAGTGTGCTTAGCCCACATATGGGCATGCGCGAGACATTTGATCGCCTGTGCGCAGCTGAACAGCCGGCGAAGAGTCGCTTCACCCTTGGATCACCTTGTCGTTTTGTTCGCTCGATTGACATCTTGATTCATATTGTTCTGCCGGAGCTCATTGAAAATAAGCTTCCTGGCACAGCCAAGTATCTGCGCTCAACTTCTCCTCGTTGGGGGCGGAGCTGGCGCTACTGGTAATTCCCCCTTCGGAGCCCCGCCGCAGATAGTGTCTTTTTTTGACGGCGGCGGATGACGTGTGATAAAAAGTCATATATGGAATACAGCTCATGGAACGATGCAGCTGAGGCTGCTGTACAACTAATCAATTCAGAAGTGAGGTTTAAACCCCGCACTGACCTAGTTCAGTTGCGTACTGATTTTGATGAGATGGTTGACGAATTTTTTCACACACCGTCCGGGTCGGAAAGAATGATTGCTCGCTGGTCAGTTGTTGGAGCAGATGCCTGGGAGCTCGCAATTAAAAAACAATTTGATTTCTCGGTTAAACGTTTAACCAAAATCCTGATCAGCAAACAACGAGACTACGGATCCGAGAATATTCGTCGCTTTGGACGCCAAGGCCTTTGTATTCGTACCCACGACAAAGTCGCTCGCCTCGAGAATCTCTGGGATCAAGAAGGAATTCCTCAAAACGAATCAATTGAGGACACATTGATGGACATCATTGGATATTCTGCGATTGGAATCATGTGGGAATCACAGCGATTCTTGCTGCCGCTTAAATAGTAACTATTTTGAAGAGCGGGGCCTGGCTTAATATCCAAACGGCCGGCCCAGGCGTTGAAGCTACCAAGCCCCGCTCCGCAGTCGCGCTAGCTTGAGCGCAGCTGCTGTCAATACTTTACATCAGCTCATGAGTCCCGCCGGGAAATATTCCCAATGTACTTGACGGTGGCGTATGAGTGTGTATACTGGGCACGCAACTGAACAGGCCGGCCGAAAGTCCGTTCGAGGCACTCCCGAAAATAGAGTGTTCTATTTGCGCTACCCCGGCATATATCTCCAAAATGGTTTCCCCCCTGGAACCCCCCTTCCGGACAGTCTTCCAAGTAAGTACAGCTGTTCGTAAGTAGCACTCCTTAATCAGCCTATGGCTGATACGGAGGCAGAGATAAATCGTTTGGAAGGGATTGTTTAGTACTTGGTTAAGTACTTAAAACGGTCTGTGGGTTGACTTATATCTGTAGTACAGGTACTTTTAGGAAAGTCCTTCAAACGTTTGTACGACAAGGGGAGCAGTTTGCGCGCAGGAGCTTTGATGCAAGAAAACCTTTTTGGTAACCAGGAGCCGGTAAAAAACAAGTTGGCCAAGAAATTGACGACGGCCCAGAAGATTGCGGCCATTAGTGAGCTCGAGGTCCAGGAAGTGTTCAACTACTGGGTTGATCAGACCTGGATCAAGCGGGGCCCCCGACCCAAGCTTACTGATCCACGGTGGCGGAAGATCGCGCTGGCCATTTACGAATACGGCCTCGAGGAGGCCAAGATGGCCATTCGGGGCTGCACCCTCTCGCCGTTCCATATGGGCGACAACAAGATGCGCCGGCGCTACACAGATATTGAGCTGATCTTGCGCGACGCAGCTCACATCGAGCGCTTCATCTCATTGACGGTGGAGGAAGACTCTCGCGGAAAGGGCGACTTCTAATGACCAAGGCCGAGCTTGAAGAGATCGTAGAGCGCGTATTCATTTCATGGAACCAGAAGGTCCCTACGGTGCGCGAAGAGCGTCAGAGGCTCTTGAAAGCATGGTGGCGGCCATTAAACGACCTGACCGCCGACCAAGTCAACCAGGCCGTAGACGCTTTGCTTGTGACCGACACGTACATGCCGAATCCAGGCGCAGTTCGTCGGCATTCAATCCTGAGCAACCAATCCGCAAGTCCTTCAGCTCTCGAGGCTTGGGCTTCTTTTCAAAGTGTCGCTCAAGCTGCATCCAGCGGAGAATATGTGGAGGTAGACCTTCATCCATGTACGAAGGAGGTAATACGCCGTCTAGGGGGCACGGCCAGTTATTCAATGCACACCAATGGGGATCGTCAAGCATTCATAGAAGTCTACAACACGGTGGCGGAAGAGTGGCTTCGGACAAAGCTCGCGATCAAGCCACCTTCGGAATGAAACGACTGAGTCATGCAAAATAGAATGGGACGACCCCCAAAATACACTGAGAATAAAATGAGCTCTATAACAATACGCGTTGATGGAGCTACTAAGAATTTGATACTAGAGCTGGCCGACGGTTATGACATGACCATCACGGAGTACCTGCTCACGCTAATCTCAAGGGATGCCGCGCAAAGCCCAGAAAGCCCGTAAACCCGACGCTACCTACCACATCGTTGTCAACCTACCCGGCTGGCTAAAGAACGAGATCGTAGAGATCTGTCGCAAAGAGAAGACTGGCGTCAACCAGTGGATCCTCTGGCTCCTCAAGGAGGCCGTAGAGGCACAGAAGGGCTTGCCACCAGCGCCACCACCACAAGCGCCTATGCCCGATGTCGCATCGCAGCTCAGGGCCTACTTCGCCGGCGAGAAACTAATGAACCCCTGCGGGCAAACTGACTGCGAACCGGAGATCGTGCAATTACAAAATGAAGGCTTTTGCAAAAAATGCCGCGTCCGGGCGTACTAATTTGCCCTTCTTTATTGGTGGCATTACAAATGTCGCTCTGATATCCTCAGTGTAATGTTAATTGACCCTACTCTCCGCACAGTCCATCCCAATCTAACCGAATACTTCAAAACAGACGCCCTTGAGTTTGATGCCCCTGCTCTCGCTCACGGCGTGAACATCATGGGCCTGATGGGTGGTGGAATCGCTCTCCAGATCGCTCAGAAGTACCCGATGGTTGAATCCGCTTATCGCACCGCTTGTAAAACTCGCAAGCTCCGCATCGGTGGTTGCTTTCCTGTTACTACCTCTAGGGCCGGCGCACCCTATGTCATCTATAACCTTGCGACTCAAGTAGAGCCTGGCCCTCACGGATCTCTGACAGCTGTTGATATTGCTGTCGGGCGTATGGTTCAGCACGCGCTGGATCACGGTATTAACCACATCGCTATGCCTCGCATCGGCTGTGGCATTGGTGGACTTCGCTGGCAGGATGTGATGTTTATCCTGAACGGGCATTGCTCGCAGGTGAAGTTCTCCGTCTGCTCTATCTAGCCTTGTCGCCCCACATCTGAGCAAGGGTCGGTCTAGTTGGCCCAACTCCCCTTCTCTTCTGTTCCGCAGCTAGCTGTCTACTGGTATACCCAGCCCACACTCCGTGCATGTCAGCTGCTGGAAACTCTAGGGCATACTCAAGGCATTGCTTACTGACTGAGCACTCTGAACATATCGCTCGCGCATTGAGAATATAAGAGATGTCCTTATGACTCTGGGGAAACATCTCGGTCGTTCTATTCCTACAATTAGCGAATGCCATCCAACCCAAACGTTGTATATCTTCTTCTGAAGGCCCACTGGGCTGTTCTATTTCAGTTAAATTATTCTCGTTAGTTTCTTCCATTATTAGACCTTGTCACATGCTCTTGTACGAACGTATTAAACGGAGCGCCAGTGTGAGGGTCAAATTTGGCTGTTACCGCTAGGGCTTTCAGGGCAATGGTTTTGGCTTGCTGAGGTGTGCATTTCTTATTCCCCCTCAGTACCTGTAGGGCTCCTAGGGCATACGGAGCACCAGTGCCGATTGCGTAATGACCGGCACTGTCGGAAGTCCAGGAGTAATCCCCCTCAATGATGTAAATCATTCCATTAATAACCACCAGAATCGTTGAGTCGTGTTCAGCCATATGGTGGCTTGAGTCTCTCTCTGGTAATGCGTACCCTTGTTCTTCAAAGCATCCCCTTAATGCGGGTACAAACTTGGATGTTATAAAGGCGTCCAGCTTCTTCCCTTTCAATGAGGGCGCGGGCGTCGGGGGCGTGAAGACATAGTGCAGGATGTTGATCGCTCGGACATCGCCTGCCGCTCCTAGAAGGTACTTGCCATTTGTAGCCACCTTTGAGCTGCCTGTACCCAATGTCGTGATCTGGTACGCAAAGCCCGACTCGTCTACCGAACTGATCCGGCTATCTGTCGTTACTACGGCGTAGCCGTCTCCCTGTATTCCTACGATTGTTGTCATGAAGCCTCCTCTGGCTTGGATTTGAATGAGGCCTCATATTCATCTAGTAGTGCATTGAGGTACATGACATCAAGGTGTTCTATTTGTTGTGGCCAGTCTCGGTATCCGCCGGCAATGACATCGCGCAAGGCCACATACGCCTTTGCACTAAAAGAACGAGATAGATTTAGTTGAGATTTAAGCAGAGCTATCTGTTGTAGAGTCTGTTTGAAAAATATTGCCTCTGGGTGTACTTCAACTTGACCAGTATCTAGGAGTCTGGCAAATACCTCTAGGCTTATCTCAACGGATTCTAGGTCACTGATGTAGTCAGGACTATCTTCATTTCCCATGTGGACTCCTAGTTATCTTCCACCCATCAGCAAGATATTCTTCGCAGAGGGTCTTGTAACGGAATCCCTTTTGCATAAGGAAGCCAGGTTTTCCTGTCAGTTCGCATGTCTTAGACGCCATCTCCTCGTGGTCGGCAACAATTCTGCTCATCCGACCCAAGGCATCGCCTTCAACCGTTGTACTGAAGTAATACCTAAAGCCACCAAACTTTTCCTTAATTTGGAATATTGAGTGGTATGGATCTATCTCACACAGCTTTTCGTAGCATGAGACAACTATTGGGTGCCAGCCTTCGTCAACATCTATTGACTGGCCATAACTGGGAGAGATTCTCTCAGCTATTTCTTTGATCTTTTCAGTTAATGAGATGGAGCTCACCCCAACCCTCCGGTGATATCACGAAAGAAAGAGTGCCCTCGCGGGTTTTAACTCCATACGAATCTTGGAAGTATTCGCCAACTTGGGTAAGACTTGGGCAGATAAATACTGCGCGCCCTTCCTGTTCCTTTACATTCAGGTGGTGGTAATGGCCGGTTACAAGGATGTCGGCATCGGCAACGCCGGCATGAGCACGGCCATGGGACTGATCTTTCCACCAGTTCCACACTGCTTGAGCAGCGTTCGGGCCGGCTTTTGACAGATGTCCATGGGTGAAAGCGACAATATGGCCAGAGAGATTGAGTGATACTGTCAATCTTTCTAGCGGAAGCCTAAATCCGACATGACCGTAAACATCAGGATTGGCTGCCAGTATCTCGGCAACTTGCTCAAATACTGCAACATCGTCATTGTCGCCAGTGGTTGTGAACGCCTTACCATTAAGCCCGCGGTTTTCGCCGTGGTTTCCTCCGACTGCAGTTACTGTAACTTTGTCGGAAAGCGGAGCAACAGCCATGACAATGTCTCTAATGGCGCGGCGAACAAGCTTCAATTGCTCGCGCCTGTCAAGTTCTATTCTGAACTGCTGCGCAGGGTAGTGTCCGCATGTTCCTTCAAGGAGGTCGCCAAGGCCGGCAATGACGATATGTCCAATATCATTTCCAGCTCTACGTAGATCTGCAATCCTGTCGGGAATTGATTCTGGCAGAGCAGCAATCTTTTCAACCTGTTTTGCAACTCCGCCGCCGTCGCGGTTTCCCGTCTGCCAGTCAGACAGAGCAACTACAAAAGTGGACTCACCCGACTGTGGTCGCTTTTCTTTCTTTTTGGCCTTTTTGACCTCGCGATATAACTCTTCAGGAATGAACGAAACATCGCGTTTTCTGAGGCGAATCTCAGCTTTATACGAGTAACAGATGGCTGAATAGGCTGGCTGGCCTGGCTCGTCGCGCTTCCATCCATCATACGAGCACCATTTGATGCTATCACCAACAACTTCGTAGGCTTCTGGATCGAGGCCTCGCATTGCCAGCAAGTCAGACCAATCTTTGGGCGTTTCAAAAACTGTGTCGGTTGTAATTACACCCTTGGTGCCATCCCAGACAACCCCAGGCTCCCAGCCAGCAGGGTACTTCTTGTCCTTGACAGCATCTTCATGCTCAGCTTTGTTTTCAACAGCAGCTAGTCGTGCGATCAAGTCCTTGGACTTGTTATTGTGCGTCATTGTATGCTCCGCATCTACAGAATCCGTTTCTGTGGTAGGAAAGTGTGTCTCTGCCAATTCTGAAACCAGCGGATGCAAGCTCTCTGTGAATATCCGTTGTCTTGGCCTTTGAGGACAGAACGCTATTAAAAGCGTCCTTTGTTTCTTTGTCCCATTCATCCATCATCTGAATTACAGGACAGGGTTTTGGTTTTTTGTCCATCAAAGCTTCAAGCCGATTTTTAAGCTCGCTCAATTGTGGCCCTCCTCGCATCTTGTGCTGTCGTAAATTCTGCACCACAACATGTCGTGTATGCAAGTATACTCAATAAGTTTTTGCTACTGTCTTTGTAGCGAGGTTGTCAATGGACAAAAATAAACGAAGCCACCGTGAGCATGTTTTGCGGGAACCGCTTGAGCAATCAATAAGGGCTGCCTTGGAGTCTGGCAGTTCGTCAAGCGATGTTGTAGAAACAGTGCTCAAAACACTCAACTCTCAGCGGATGATCATGTACTCAGCGAAGGATGAAATCTCGCTGATAACACCAGCCGGCAGGGTATTGGTAGCGATGCTTGAGGATCCAGAAATTACTCAAAGGGCACTTTCTGTATACCTTGGTGTGACTGAATCAAATATCCACAAAGCCGTCAAAACGCTTGTTGATTCTGGACTCATAGCAAAGACAAAAGTAAAAGGTCGCAACAAATATCAAATTGATAAAAAACGCGCCCTTGAGCATCCTGATATCAGGCGCCTTATTGACGCCCTGCATGCACAGCGCATGCTAGAGCCCCAAACCCCAAAAGATATCATTGAAGAAGAGGATCCTTTTTAGGATTGAGAGCCTTGGCTTACCAGCCAAGCCGCAAAGAACTCGTCAGCTACTGGTATTACCCACACTTGACAGAGTTCAACGTCGTACCTTGGCTCACCAACAAGAGTCCATGCAATTTCCATCTCTGGGGAAACTGGCGCAACACCAACATTGCAGTCAAACCCGTAGCGATTCAAGAAATACTCAACTACGCACTGGCCTTTTACAATCCCAGAGCATGAAGCATCTTCATCCTGCCCATGTGGACAACTGACGCTTCTTATGACAATTTCAGCCTTGTCAAGAACTAAGGACATTTTGTGGCCGTCGTTGTGCCACGTCATCTCAACTTCCATATTGGAAGATTACTGGATAAATCTGAATATTTAGGTACGGCCTTCTAAATCAGAAGAGCAGATCCCAAACTTTAGATCCGACTACTCCGTCTTCTTTTAGGCCATTCTTGGTCTTGAAAGCCTTTACCGCTACTGTCGTTGATGGGCCAAAGTTCCCATCTGCTGGAGAAACCCCGAGCTTCTCCTGAACGGCCTTCACAGCGTCTCCAGTCGCGCCTTCCTGTAGATTGCCAGGGAAGGGCATAGAAGGAGCTGCAGCGCCTCCAGCGAGATATGGAGGCTGTTTGTCGCCAAGGCAGTACTGCCAATGCCAAGCCTCAAATTCAGGAGACTTAGGATCATTTCCTTGGAGGTAAAAACCATACTTGGGAGCGTTCTCGCACATCCACTCAAGGCACTTTCCACCCATAGCCGTGAGTTTGCCTTTTGCGTCGTAGCCAAGGTCAATGGCTAATCCAAGGCCATGGTTGCTGCGACCAGGTGTGGAGCTTGGCGCTTTACCAACCTTGAGGTACCACTTCTTTCCTTCGTACTCGCGAGTCACCTCTGGCTTGCGCCCAGTTGGCTTATCATCGTATCTGTCGCGGAATAGGGCCATCTGATCGGCAAACGGACGGAAGTCTCCGACATTCTTTAGCTTGAAGCCAGCAGCTTCTGCTGCCTTGTACATCGCATTGAAGTGAACCGCAACAGGCTTGTACATTCTTCCGCCTGTAAGAACCTTGTCAAGCATTGCGTCAGTTAGCTTGCCATTTTCAATCTTCTCGAGAGCTTTAGGTAGCGCTAGCTTGATGTATGGGTACTTCATTTACTTCCCTCTCTTGGATGATGTGATAACCAATTATACACCTGAGGGCTTTGTGTATAAGGCTTTCCTATATATGTAGTGCTTTTATTCTGTATTTGTTGAGCGCTTTCTAGATACAGCAGAAACTTCAGAATCCGCCACAGCGCCCTTCTTGTCAAACTTATTGAAAACATTATTGATCTCGCTAAGCGTTAGTTTTCCATCGTCTAGGAAAGCTCGCGAGAGTCCTTCAACCACTGTTGCAACGCCAGCTATACCCGCCATAAACATGGCTTTCCACAAGGGCACTCCAGCAATCGCTCCTGCGCCAATTACCCCGAGGCCCGAAGCAGCAAAGGTTGCGAGGATGCGCATGAGAATGTTGCTAACAACTTCTTTTTTCTTACTCACTTCTTGTTGCCTCCAAATCTGACACTGACAATAAATCCAGCAATTGATAGAATGAATCCATAGAAGACCATGTCACCAGTATTTGATCCTGTTGAAGGAAGCTTTGAACCGTGTGAATGGCTTGAGTGATCATGGACTGTGGTTTGAGTTGACGAAGAAATACCAAGGTCTGGTACTTTTGTTTCTGTCGTAGTTGTTACTAATTCTGTTGATGTCACAGCGGGTACAGTTTGAACTGTTGTTGCAGGAGCGGGCAGTTGGCTGGTTGTTGTGCTACTGGACGAGGTAGTGCTCGTCTGAGCAACAGTGGTGGTAGTTAATTCAGTAGTGGTCGTTGGAGCAGGACTCCAAGTAACTGTTGCAGACACAGTCTTTGAAACGCCATTGACAATTGCGGTTGCCGTATAGACATTCGTCCCAGTGGATGCCGTATTTACAGTAATCGTTGCTATTCCTGAAGAATCTGTTGTTGCAGTAAACGTTTGTCCAGCGTCTGGGCCGCTACTGACGGTCATGCTGACGACCACTCCGGCTTGTGGCACTCCGGAAATTGTTTGGGCTGTTGCTGTGATTGTGAGTGGGGTTCCGGCTGATGGGTTAGCAGGGCTAATTGCCAGAGTAAAAGAGCTTGGAAGACTGACACTTCCTCCACCTATGGATACCGCCTTACGAGTGTCTGAAGAACTTGGATATGGGTAATCAACAAGAGTTTTTAGCGTTCCAACATTTCCAGTGAAATAACCGTGCCAACATGCAGCAACCATTGTGTTTGTCAAGCCAAAATCTGTAGTTCCGTCCGTAGTCGCGTCTGGGCCACCGTTACAGCCACCACTGTTATACACAGCGCTTGGCAGGAGTGCTGTCAGCCACCCATAGGTGCCCATGTTTGCGAACAACCCACCACCAGAGTTGACAAAGTCGGCAATTACTTCAGCGTTAGATGTAAAAGTTGCCTCTACAGCAGAGGAGCGACTCCAGTTGTCTGGAATCCATATGACGGCAGGTTTAAGTGTGTTTATAGTAGAAAAGAAAGTAGCAACCTGAGCTGCTGAGTTGTAAAAGTTAACTGTTGGAGCGGTAGTGAATTGGCCTAGATACTTTGTTGTCAGAAGAGTATTCCAGTTGCCACCGCAGGAATTGGTTGCTCCGTTTGCTCCAAGAACAGCAATTGCGCCACTGTTCTGATTCGTTGCTCCGGCATGTGTTTTCTTTAGGACCTGTGCAATGTACCCCCAGGTCCCCTCTCCGCCAGAGTGGCAAACAGGATCCATTCCGTCAAGAACTATTGGGCCACCAGTTCCAGACGCATTAGCAACACTGACAATGCCGAGGTTGCGTGGCGCTTCGGACAGTGAGGCCACAAACAACCCACCAAAAAGGACAGTTGTTATTGCAAGTATTTTCTTAAGATTCATTTGAGTCACGCTTTACTAAAACACCTACAAGGTGAAGAATGAGCGCAGCTACGCTTATTTGGATTGCAAGTTTCTGTACATCTCCAGACAACGTGATCAGGACAAGGAGTGTTCCAGCTGCTGTCCATATAAGCGAGTGGAATTCGCTTGTAAGTTTTGTTATTAACTTTTTAAACATTTATATACTCACTGCTTTCTGTTGGGCGCAGAATTACTAGTAGTGGTATTTATTGATGACGTTGAAACAACAGGTGCCATAAATAATACAGCACCAGCAGCTACAAGGACCCTTCGTTCAGCAACTGTCACACGCGACCCAGTAGGAACATATATGTCAAACTTTCCTCCAAAAACATTTATTTCAGTCTCAAATGCTTTACGGACTGACTCAACTGCGTTTTGCACCGCGGCAACAATCTGAGAGGCCTCTTCGTCAGAAAGGTCTCCAGTATCAACGCTGGCAAAAATTTCCTCCGCCTGTTCGGACGTAATGCTTGCTAGCAACTCAGGGCTAGTTGCAAGCTGGACAGCTTGGTCGCTGTCAATTTCCTCGGCAAGGATTTCGTCAATAATCTCCTGCACCTGTTCAGGATCGAGCGTTCCAGTATTGATTATGTCAACTACATCTTCTATGGCCTCATCTGTTACACCATCAGAAAGCACATCCTCAAGAAATGCATCTACTTGCTCATCTGTTGCCTCGCCAGAAAGAATGTCATTGACCAATTCGTCGCTAGATGTTGGTTCAACAACTATCGGCGGCGCTGCCTCTTCTTCTGCATCTTCTTGGACCGCATCTGGTTCAAATACCGTTGTTTCCGGGGACGGGTCATTTACATTCTCATCTATCTTTGAATCTTCCTGCTGGGGTTCTGGCTCTACTTCAATTGTTGTTGCAGTAGGTACTTCTTGTTCTGTGGTTGTTGTTACATCTTCAATTATCACTTCAGTGGTGCTAGTGACTTCCGGCTTAGGAATAGTTGTTTCAGGGATCGTTGTTTCAGGGATGGTTGTTTCAGGGATGGTTGTTTCAGGGATGGTTGTAGTGGTGGCAGTACTAGTAGTAGTTGTTGGTGGAGTTGGGTCAACAACCATTACATCAATAGTTGTTTCTGGCCCGTAGACGCATGGACCTACGCCTTCAGCGGAGAAACAACTTTCATTTCCTGCTTTGATACCAAAGCGAACAGGTCCAAACCCAGTAGTTCCAGAGAACATATTTTCTGCTAGTGAATAATTTGTTCCTTGGTTAGTCCAAACTCCCCAGCCACCTGATGTTGTTCCACCAATCTCGTCAAGGTCGTAGAACGTGACACCATAAGCGTAGATGTCTGAATTGCTTGATATTGGGGCGTCCCAGTCTAGATTTACGCTTCCATTTGCGTTTGCTATTGCTGTCAAGTTTCTTGCTGCGTTAAAGTAAGGAACAGTAACAGCCAAGCTTTCCCAAGATTGACCATCAGAAGAAGTCATGACTCTATTATTTGTTCCGGAGTTTGCTACAGCAACATACTTGTTCGCTCCATAAGCAACTCCTTGCCATGAATTGTCTGGAACTCCAGAACCAAGTGTCCAGTTTGCACCATCTGCTGAGTAGGCAGAGCGTGAATTCACTCCACCTTCTGCTACAGCTATGAACTTGTTTCCGCCATATGTTATGTATCTCCACTGGTTGGCTGGAGCGCTTGCGGTGTTAGTCCAGTTAACTCCGTTTGTAGAGTACGCACCATACCTATTTCCTGTGTTCGTGCTGTATTCAAGCCACGAAAAACGCCCAGCACCAAACGCAACTGTTCGTATATCTACAATTGCGCCAGGGTTCTGAATTGACCAATTAGAAATTCCGTCTGCTGAGGACCAACCTCTACCAAACTGAGACACAGAAACAAATCGAGGAACAGATGCGCTACAAGCTACCGCATCATGCGACCATGCATAGGCAGGTGTTCTTACAGTCCAGTCAATCCCGTTTGTTGATGTCATAACGTAATTGCTTCCCCAAGTTGCAGTAGCAACAAAAAGACCACCGCAATTAGTTATTGCTTGCCATTCTCCGTTTGGAGCAGTTCTCGATGTCCACGTAATTCCGTCAGGCGATGTCATCACCGCATTTGAACCAACCGCAACAAACAGACCATCGGCATAGGCGATTCCTTGCCAGTTACTGTTAGAAGCAGAAGTTCTTGAAGTCCAGTAAGTCCCATTTGTTGATGTCATCACACGGTTTCCACTACCTGACGAAGCAACCGCAACAAACTTTCCGTCACCGTAAGTAACCGCCTCCCACTGTTGGTCTGCTGGATATCCAGTTGCTATTTGGGCTACGGATATTTGAGCGTTAGTAAATATTGGGCCATAGCATCCAGCCCAAAATAATCCATTATCATCGCCGCCAATTGCTATTGTTACGACTTCATTTGGCTGAGTAGTTGTTAGGGAAAGATTTAGTGTTGTTTGTTGGTCTGGGGCAACGACTATTCCGGATGTGACACTCTGATCTTCGTCGGAGATACTCACCGAGTATCTTCCATTGATCCAAGCTTCTGCGCGATCTTGAACTGTGTAGCTAAATTCAACCTCAGAGGGTTGCGATATGACTACCGTCTGCGTAACCACGTTCCACACATATGAAAAATTTAAAGCGTTAGCCTGCCAAGATCCGAGAGATGGATTTCCTCCAGAGCATGATGCGCCACCGCTGGCACCGGCCCATCCGCCACCAGCCGAAGAGAAAGTAGGGTTAATAATCTCGTTTGCTGCAGCTTTGACAGGGCTAGCAAATAAAGAAATTAGGGCTACTGGAAGAAATATCGCCAGTCTGGTAAACGACAGTATTTTTGGCATGCGCATAACATGCCAATTATAAATGAAAAGAGCTATTCAGCAGTGATTGGAATATTTTCTGTGTTTTCTTGTTGCAAAGTGAACTGAAGTTCCCT